GATCTTGCACCCCAGACCTTTACGCTTTGCTGCAGAGGAAGCTTCCTGATCCCCATACAGGACTTTCTGGAGTTGGATACCTGAACGAATGTTAAAGTCTTCATCGACCAAATGGCTGATGATCTTGAAACATTCTTTTTCCTGATCCTGAGCAGCTTGCAGGTAGCGTTTGATTTCATTGTTGAGTGTACGAGGCTTGATCGACACACCCGAGTTCTCCATATCAAATGAGATGGGGATTAATTGTTTCCGCAGCTTGTATTGCTCCGCTAATTCCTTTTGCTGCATGACTTCTTCGTACATCTTCCAGAGGAGCATAGTACGGACTGCGTCTTGTACTGCGTAGGTTTCCAATACGTCAGAGTCGAAGGCTGCACGAGGCATCCAGTAATCGCAGTGAACGCTACTGGTGTTGCTCTTGGCTTGCCCCAATACCCACCCCTGTGCCTTGGCGAATCTACGAGCAGAGCGAACCTCTTCCAGAAGTTCTTCCTGGTCGGAGTCCATGATGCCCAGATACTCTTCTGCTAAATACTTAAGGCCATGGGGTTCATTACTATCACAGACATGGGAAGCAAGTAGTGTATCCTCAAGTCCTGCAATCTCAATGGCAGGTTTGTTCAGGAGCGTAGTCCAGGTATCCCAACCAATTGAGATTCCCAAATTAGCAAGAGCCCTTAGATCGAACTTGGCGTTATGGAAGACCAGTACCTTACCTGCAAGAACATCCTTGATCTCTTCTAGATCTTTCTTGGGCACCTTGGGTTTTCTGGTCTGGGGATTAACCTTCCATTCCCAGAACCATGTCTTTCCAGTTTCGTCACAAGCACTCACTGCAAAAGGTACTGCTGCATGGAACAGATCCACGCCTGTTGTTTCCGTATCAACTGCTAGGTGATCCATCGTTCGGTTCCTCGTCATATGATTTGCCACAGTGAGGGCATTCCAGGTAAAGCAACTGTTGTGCCATGTCCATTAAGCATGCGTAACAGGTTGGACAAAACGCAACAGGCAAAATTCCAAAGTTCCCCTCCATTCCACCTTCGCTATCCAAGTTGAATGGCCCTTGGCAAACAGTACATGTTCGGTTTCCATCGTCCATAGTATAGGTTCCAAGAACTAGAATAAAAAAGATCAGGGAACCCACCTGCAGGAGTAACTCAACAGGCGGGCTCCCCTCTCAGGAGGGAATCTCCCTATTCCCATTCAAGATGATCAAAGGAGATCGTCTTGAACACTTTGCCATCCTTAGTCCTCTTCAAGGTAACCGTTCGCTTGGACTCAGCGACTGAGGTCACAGTGAATTCCTGGGAAGACTTGGTTCGGGGTGGTTGAAAGAAAACCATATCACCCTTCTCAGGAATTAACTCTTCGTCTCCCTCTTCTTCTTTTGTCTCGTAACCATGCTCTTCATCAAGTCGTTTGTTGATGAAGGTGTTGAGAAAGTTACCATTATTCTTCACACCAATCTGGTAAGTAATACCTGATTCTTTGGTACTCTCTGCCAGTTGCGATACAACAGCTTCGATATCTTCTGCGGAGAACTCCGTGAAGTCCTCGTCAGGAATCAATCGTTGCAGATCGATGAACAAGGATTGGAGAGCTTGCTCCACGGTACGATTGCCACGTTCTGCAATCGAGTGAAACTTACTCACTCGGGTTCCCTCGTAATCTCCACGACTTACTTCAAAGTCGAAGGCTGCATAGCCATTGGAGTTCTTGTCGACTCCGCATCGAGCAGAGACAAGGGTCGAGACGTAAGTCCCATCCTCGATCTCAGGTTTCTCAAATGATCCACGATTGTCTTTGACTTCCCTGGCTCGGGAGAAAGCTCCTTTGTCAATCTTGGTCATTGCGGATGCGAAGCCAGCGTTGGTATTAGTTCTAGCCATTTTTAGGTTCCTTAAATAATTTGGTCGTCAGAAAGTTTGTTAGTAAAAGCTTTACACAGATTGTCGAATGCGACCTTCTGTGAAGTACCTGTGTAGAATTGTGAGATCGGTTCCCCTCCCTTGGTTAAAAAGTGATCCTCGGTCCCACAGGCAGACCAGACAAGATCATTCCCTCGAATAGTAATTGCTCGGTCCTTACCTCCCGAGTATCCGTAGTACAGTGCAAAGTCACAGACTGCCTTAATGTACTTCCAGCAAGCTGGTGGGCAAGTAGGGATCCACTGGGTGAGTCCATCCCTGCCTTCAACTTCCCGCAGATGACTGTGACTGACGAATGCCAATCCTTTATCTGCGTACAGCAGTTTGTTCATTGTGGTTTCAAAGTCATCTTTGATGGCATGCCATGTCGCTCCGTAATCATTAAGATCGTTGGGGTGTGACACACCTTTCTGGTAGCAGTGATGCAGGAGACACATCTCATGTGCCCTGTCCACGGTATCGATGCCTACATGTTGAACGCTGTCGTCGTCCAGGATGGCAGCGATATAGTCCTGCAGAGTTTGCCAGGGGGTCTTTACAGGGCTCTCTGAGTTGAGTTCCTTCATCCCCATTGGTCGAATGTTGACTTGCCTGATCTTTAGGTTTCGTCGCTTGGGTTCCAACATCATAATGAGCGAGTTGTCAAATTCACTCAGCAAGTGTGTCTTCCCGATTCCCTTTTCTCCGTACAGACAAACACAGTAGTCTGCAAAGTTCTTGGAAGGAATGTTCTTCTCAGTGGGGATGACCACCGCAGACATTGCTTCTTTCGTTCTCTTGCGTCTTAGTTTCTTTGTTCGAACCATTACTTTTCCCTCCGGTAAAGACCTGTCGTTCGGTTTCTCGTTATCAAGTCAAAGTACCTGCTGCGTCCATAACGAGTGAACAACGCAGAAGGATTCTGATAGTGTAAGGGCGAATCCCAAGGCTCGAAAGGGTTGCTCTGGATGGAGAGCCACCACTGCATCACCTGTTCGAGGATCGGATCCAAACTTTTCGAAACCCAATTCTCTATGTCCTCTGGAAGAAATTCAACCCTCCAACGCATAAAGTAGTGATGAGGTCGTTTGACCACATCATCTTGTATGCGATCAACAAATTCCTCGATCTGTTCTGTTTTCTTCCTGCGGAGTCCAGGTCGTCTAATGACGTTGTAGAGAACTCCCTCAACTTTCTGACCGAGGTGTTTCTGGAGACAGTATACGTAGAGCATGGTCTGCAGATCGAAGGGGAGTGACGCCAGGATTCCTTCTTCGTCAATCTGTCCTTTGGTCTTGTTCTCCATCAACCAGATCTTCCCATTCTCCTTGTAGACTGCATCCCACCTCCCTCGAAGGGGCATGGTGAGTCCCGAGGGGAGTGTATGGTCTACCTTGAACGAGGCTTCCTGGAAGATGTATTGGAAATCTTTGTCTGTGTCGCTGTAGTAATGAGCGTACTCCTCGAAGAGTACTTTCACTGTCGACAGAAGTTCTCGAAGCTTGGTTACTTCATCAGGACGCAGTTTGTTTTTGGATTCCATCCTTCGCTCGAAGTAAGGATCCAGAATCTTTTTCTTGATCGTCTTGGGGGAACGTCCCTTGGCAATCCACTCAAGGCAATCGTGGAAAGCGAGACCAAAGTCCAGGGGGACTGCTAATCCTGATGACGACCACCCCTCGACGTAGGAGAGGCGAGCTTGTTCACGATCCAGTAACCATTCGTCGAGGAAGGAGTAGGTCACTCCATCTTCCTTAACATTGCGAAATGGTTTCTTCTTGGTCTTCTTCTTCACTGTCTCAGCAAATGTCTTCTTCTTTGTTTTCTTCTTTCCCATCGTTCGGTCTCCAGGCTAAAATTTTTATCTAACTAGTCCCAGCCTTATCTGACGACAGTAATCTGCGATCAGCAGTGAGTCTGCGATTGCGTGTGTCATCTTCAAGTTAGGGAAAAGTTGTTGGGCTCTACTTTTCGAGACGTTCTTATTTCCTCCTGTTCTACACTTCTGCCAGTTCTGCCATTTCACAGGACTGACTTCATCAAAGGGAAGTTCCAAGGCATTAAGCATGCCTCGCAAGGTTCCATAAGATCTACCAAAACTGAACGCAGACCGTACACCCATCTGGGGAGATGAATGTACCTTCTCGATCATTGCGAACACGGTGTACTGTCGGACATGGTTATTGAGGATGTCCCAGAGGTCTCGTTCAGACTCTGGTATCTTCCACGCTTCGTATTGTTGGGCGTCTGCCCAAACTAACGCTATCCCACCTGCCCGTCCTGGGTCGATCCCTAGATACGCTCTCTTCGACTTGAGGCTCATGATTTTTTTGCTTTCGTTCGTTGGCAGCACTTTGGCACAATAGCTCCCACCAGATACCGAGTAACAAAAAGTCACGCATTATATTTCTCCAAAAGAGCATCGTGTTCATCACTACTCAGGGCACGTTTCCCTGAACGAGTGTCGACAACCTTACCTGTTTCGTTGTAACGAAAACTAATGTGCTTCGGGGGGGCTCCCCTGGGCTTAGTCAGTTTCCCTACGTTGTACAGGTGTCGATAATAGTTGACGGTCTGTCGACCAGAGTCCAGGTTCTCCATGAGAGTTTCTTCATGAGGAAACTCAAGACGAACCTGTCGTTCAATTTCAGCATTGGTCATCTTCTTGTTCCTGGGGAGAAGTTCATTGCCCTCGAAGAGGGTTGCCCAGAAAGCCATGATGCCTAGCTTGGTTTTCTTGCCACATGTTTTGTGCCAGGATTTTCTGGCAGGGTCTGGTGTGTTCTCAATCTTCAGAATCTGATCGAGGTTTGCTGGGTCGACTTGGTCGACTTTTCTTTTTTGCTTTGCCTTCTTTTTTGCTGTCGCTTTGTTCATCGTGGGCATGGGGAGGGCTACCTTTCTTATTATGGAACCGATTCATTCTTTCGACTGCGGTGAGTTTCTTTGACATGTTTCATTCCTTACTGGACTTCATTCATTATTGCATAATACAAAAAGATTGTCAAACCGTATTTTTGGGTTTGACAGTAATCCGTATAACTGGTAGTATGAATAATAGAGGTTGGATATTAAAAGTCTGATTATTGAAACGTATAAGGAGGACACTATGGTTGCTACCAAGATCCAAGGTTCTGTTGAGCAGGAAAACTTTTGGGAAGAACTGACCAACGGTTCCTCCCATCTTATCCTTCAGGCACGAGCAGGTACAGGGAAAACCTTTTCCTGTATTGAAGGTGCGCATCGTATGCTGGATAAGCATCCTGAGTTTGTCATGAAGATGGTTGCGTACAATAAGTCTATTGCAACTGAACTGCAGACGAAAGTTCCCGAGCAGGTTGAAGCGCAGACTATGCACTCGTTAGGTCTACATGCACTGCGTCAACATGGTTACCAGACTGGTTCCAAGATGGGGAAGATTGGTAACAACTGGAAGACCAGGAACATCCTGGAAGAGATGGGCTATAAGGTTGGCAAGGGAAGAGAATTCAAAAAGGATGTACTAGCTTTTGTTCAGATCATTGAGAAGGTTGTCTCGCTTGCGAAGAACACCATGCTCATGGAGTGTTACACCCAGGCAGAGTTTGAAGACATGATTACCCATTATGGGATTCACCTTAATGGAAAAGAAGAAGAAGTATTGCGAGTGCTTCCCAGGGTGCTAGAGAAGAGCAAGGAATTTGGCCCAGGAGTTGGGGTCGATTTTGACGACATGATTTGGCTACCAATCGTTCTGAATGTACGCATCCCCAAGGTTGATGTTCTCTTTGTTGATGAGGCGCAGGATCTCAATCGTTCTCGTCAGTTGTTAGCAATGAAGGTTGCTCGACGTTTGGTCTTGGTTGGTGATGATCGACAGGCGATCTATGGCTTCACTGGAGCAGACGCTGAATCCATGAGGAACATGGAACGGGAATTGGGAGACGAACCTCATGGAGTCAAGGTAATGCCTTTAACTGTTAGTCGTCGTTGTCCCAAGTCGCATGTCGACCTTGCTAAGGACATTGTCCCTGACTTCAAGGCAATGGATGATGCCAAGGAGGGTGTCATTGATACCATCGCTCATGGCGTTCTTTTTGATCAGGTAAAGAAAGGTGATTTGATCATCTGCAGAATGAATGCACCACTGATGGGAGTTGCTCTGCGACTTCTGCAAGCAGGTCTTCCTGTCAATATTCAGGGACGAGATTTCCAGCGAGGACTGATCAGCATGATCAAGAAGATCGCTGGGAAGAAGACAACCGTGGAAGAACTTCATCTGAAAGTAGAACAGTACCTGGATCGAGAGACTGCTCGACTGCTTGCTCAGAATCGTCCCACTGAAATCCAGGTGGAGTTGCTCCAGGATCAGGTTAGTTGCATCCAGTTCCTCTGTGAGGGACAGACGACCGTTGAGGATGTCATTGATCGTATCAAGAGTCTGTTCGTTGATGTCGAGACCGTGGGAGACATTGTCCTGCTCTCTTCGGTTCATCGTGCTAAAGGACTGGAAGCAGAGACAGTGTTCATCCTGGAGCCTTCCAAGATGCCTCACCCGATGGCAAAGCTAGAGTGGGAGAAGCACCAGGAAATGAACATCAAGTATGTTGCGGTAACCCGCAGTCTTAATCGTTTGGTTATGGTTGGTTAAAAGGAGGATCAGCATGGGATCGGTGTCAATGGAACAGTATCACGTAGGACAGACCATGGCTGTAGGGATTGCAAACTTCCTTGCCCTGTCTCCTGAAGAACAGGCAGTGGTAAAGAAACAAGTGTCGGTTGTACTGGAGGATCGATACGAAGTGCTTCAGTACACGTGGACTGACCGCTTTGATCGAAATCTGTTTGGGAACCTATTGCAGTCATCCAAAAAGTTAATCGAAGCATTAGGTCTGGAGAAGAAAGTTGGTTTTGGTGACTATCGTGTTGATGTCACTCGTAAGAATTACCGTCAATCTTAAGGAGTCGAACTATGAAAAAGACTACAGAATACAAATGGCGTGTGCGATGGCATTCGCAATCCCATGTTGAGGCTGTCGAAAGGGCACCTGATATCTATGGCAAACTCTCGTACAAAGTTCTCTTTGTGCAAGCAAGTGATGAAGGTGCTGCTCTGTTAACAGCAAGACATCACCTCGAAAACAAGCTGGAGGCAGAAGTCCATATCAAGGACATCACCTTGGTCCCAGAGGGACTAGGTAAACTACTTCCTAATCTCGTTAAATCTTAACTTAACCAATCTTAAGGAGTCGAACTATGATTACTGTCTATGATGCGAACACGAAGTTGGAAGATCTTCACCACATCCCCCTGCGACGACCTGAGAAGGCAGGACTACGCTGGGCAGGAATCCCTCATGGTGCCTTGGCTAAGTCGCTGGTGACTGCTATTGAGAAACGAGGGTGGGAGGTCAAAGATACCAAGTTCTCAGTCTCTCCGAATGAGACAGAGATGGCTGGTGCCCTGGATCTCAAGATTAATGATGTGAAGCTTCCTGAGGGGATGTCCCTGTCTTTAGGGATCCTCACCAGTAATGCCATGAAACGATCACTGCTCATGGTTGCAGGAGCTAATGTTAAATGTTGTTTGAATGGTATGGCGACTGGTCAGATCGTGATGCGTAAGAAGCACACTATAGGTTTCAATTTAGAGAATGAAATTCAAGATTCTCTGGATGAATACCGAAAACAGGTAATAGGGATTGATCGAGTCGTTGCTGGTCTGAAGGAGACTCAGCTTCCCCAGAAGTCAGTTAATACAATTCTCATGGAAGCAGGACGACAACGGTTGATGCCCTGGAGTCGAATTGGAAAAGTTGATGCGGAGTACCGCAATCCTACCTTCGCAGAACATGGCCAAGGGACTAGCTATGCTCTACTTCAGGCATTCACGTACCATGTGAAGAAGAATTCACCACTGACGCAGATGACTTCAATGAACAGGTTTCGAGGGTTGCTACCTGTTCGTTCCGTTCTTCCGCAGCCCCGTATGATTGGACAAGGAGGTTTGATTTGATGGCATTGGTCTTAAAAAGGAATTTAGGACAGGGGATTAAGTTGGGTGACGATGTGTATGTCGAAATCCACAAGGTCTCTGGTAGAAGCGTGAGCTTACGGATTGTTGCTCCCCAGGAGGTTCGAATCTCCCGGTTTGAGTTACCACCCCTGGCTAAACGTGTTCGTCGTTGGAAAAGTAATAAGGAGAACTGAATGGCTATTCAAGGTAAAAGAATTGTTGGCGCAATACCAAAAGATTTGAAAAGACTACATGGTGCAAATTATCCAGAAACACAAGATTCTGGAGGAACACATGTAGCACCTGTGGAACAGCTTGATAAGCAACAAATACATGCTGCTGATCTGGCTGAAGAGATTATGTCTGCAGAGGTGCAGAAGCTTGAACGTACCTGGGAGTGGATGACGCTTCAGCGACTGGAGGAATCTCCTGAGTCGAGGCAACGACAACAAGATTGGTTGAAAGAAATGAATTGTTCTCAGGAACAAATTGATTATGCATTTGCTCGATGTGACCAAGCTGTTCTTTGGGGAAATGATACCTACCAAGTTGCAGTTTTTGACCAGGGCAATGTGCAGAAGGATCCTGAACAGGAATGGCCTGACATGATCCACCTGAGCATTAAACGTCGAGATATTGAAACCATGCATGACTGGCGAGACATGTGGGCTATTAAGAATGCTCTGGTCGGTCCCGAGAACGAAGCAGTAGAGCTTTACCCTGCGGAGTCTCGTGTTGTAGATGGTGCTAATCAGTACCACTTGTGGGTGTTCAAGGATCCTGGAGTACGGTTACCCTTTGGGATGTGGGGTCGAGGAGTATCAAACAAGGGACCAGAGGGTGGGAAGCAGCGACCATTTCCTGACCCTTCGTATATTGTAAGAAGTCTTGGGGAGAATGAATTTAGTTTTCAAGAGGGGAAAAGTAAGTAGCTCGTCCCTACGGACCGGTGTACGGGCAATCCCGCCCTCTGCGATACGGGGAGAAAGCGCGCGGGTATTCGCAGACTCCACGGTGAGACGGAGGGCGGGGTTTTATAACACTTTTTAAAGGAGGATTAAGATGGATCCGAAAACAGAAATACCAATGCTAAAGAAGCAACTCTCTGAGCTTCATGGAGCAATGAGGTATATGCCCGTTGTCTTAGATGCGATCATGAAGGGTGATCCCCAAGGGGATGCAATGTCTTTCTTTGCTGTTATCCTGCAGAAAACAGTAGAGGCAGGATACGAAGCAGGTTGGGAAGATAACTGATACGTAGTATTTTTAAAGGAGGAACTAAAGTATGACGTTTACACCTAGCACATATGAGGTGATTAAAGTATCTACCCCAGAGATTCTGGAGGATGTCAGGAAGAACAGTTTTACTTTCCCGGAGTGCGATACGTACCTGGGATGCTATGAGGTGCTACAGACGCTTCCCTCTGGGGAGAAGGAGTATATTGGGCCATATCGTACCCAGGCAGAGGCGAACGAAGCCAGGGTGAGCCTGACGAGATCCCAGAGACTCTTACGGGATGGGAAACACATTACTACTACGGGTACTTGACAAAGACCTACCCATTTCCCTAAACTTACTTTTGTTCGGTTCCATAGGGGAACCCCTTACCAGCGCAGTAGGGGGTTCCCTTTTTTATTGAGCATTGTTTAGTCGTTCAAAGAAAGCTAGATGCTTAGTAGCTGGGCGATCTCCTATAACGTGGCGGTGGGCCACTCCCGCTACAGTATGGTCATGTGCATGCTGTCCATGCGTGGTATAGTCTGAAAGAAGTTCATAATCAAGGCTCGCGTTAGTGTGTTCTGAAGATTCTATGGGGGGGGTTTTTGTATGATCATCATTACTGTAGACGCCCGGTTGCTCAGAACTAGTTGTCGCAGTTTCTGGAGTGGTATTTTCGGTGTGTGTGGGGGGGTCTTTTGCTGTTCCATCCGTATTTAGGGATCCTTCCGCTGTCCCAATGCTTCCTTCATCCTGTATCCCTCCCATGTCAGTTGCTCCCACGGGAATAAAATCTATCATACTTATTCCCGAACCACCATTCTCCGATGAATTTTGGACACCATCCATCTTCCCCCAGCCTTGGGCTGACCACCCTTTGGCCCGAAGTATGGTGGTCCCAATTGCGTGATCAAGATGTCCGTATATTGCTACCCAGGTGCTTTCGGTTACATTGGTGCCAAAGGCTTCCCCTGCAGCAGCCACTTGATAGGGGTACTTCCTATAATGCCCAATATCATATGCATTAACGTGAGCAGCATAGAACGCTTGCCCCTCAAGTACATTAGGGTCTTGGGTGCTTATACCAGCACCTCCGGTGACTTGAAAAGCCATAGTTCGGTGAGTCAATAGAACCTCAAACTCTGGGCCTTCTACTTCTGGATCCTCGCTATTGCTATGTCCGTGAGCCCTTGCATTTACATATGCACTTTCCAAGTCGTAAAGCGAGGTTCCCCATCGAAAGTCCTCTTGCGCTATCACTTTAATTATTTCTGTGCCATGGCCTGCAGGAGCCCCTCCTGTTGAAACTGCACACCAGCATTGCGCTGGTGCATCCCATATTATTGGGACGATATCTCCAGGGAGCAATGAACGAGTATGGTGTATGTTGTGGACTGTAACAGATGCCCCAGTTGCATTACCCGGAAAACCCGGTGTAGTAGCATATGGTTCAGAAGGCATTACCACTCCTGTACTCGCATCTCCCCGAAGATCATTAAGAAGTATTGCAGAACCTTTTTTATTCGGTTGAATGGCATCGTAGTATGTTCCAAAGCCCCCTACTACTGCAGTCCCTACTATTCTCCCAAAAGTTACACGATTTGCAGGAGGGGCCTTTTTTATTTTGGGTCTAACCATCTTGGTGACCACATCAGATTTTCGGGAAGGATTATTCAGTATGGTAAATGGCCCGTCTCCCGTATCCCCCCAAGTAATTTCTTCTATTTTATGAGTTCCCTCAAATTTCCAATAACCGTTGTACTTACGATAAACAAGGGGATCTGTGTGGACTACAAAATCACGATATAGTCGAGCAAGTTCTTTTGCACGAGTGATAAGTGCTTCCCAGTTTATAAAATCCGCAGAATTTAACCTATAATTACCTGCTATATAACCAATGCTGAAATCACCACCAGGGCCAGCGTATCCAAGTGGATCATTCGGACGCTCAATCCCGAACCTAGCCCGTAGACGATCATGAATAGTGAAATTAGTATTTACCAATGAAGCGTTACCAGTTTCACCGAAATCGTTACTAACTCCAACAGATAATGCGCCAGTGTATGTTCCTGCCCCTGAATGTTCCGAGTAACTATTCGCATACGATAAGGTTGAGGAAGGTATTATTGTTAGGTCTTCAGTTTCCACTTGAAACACAACGTATTGACCGTAGTCTGAATCATAGCCATCTTCAGCAAAAAGTTGGCTGTTGTCGGTCCACCTGTTTGTGCCTGGGCTTCTAGGGAACCGAACAGTAACATGCGCAGGTATACGATTCCATCTAGTGTCCACATGATTTAAAGAATCCTGTATATGATGTCGTGCTATACGCATCATATCTCTTGGACTACTAGACACTAGATTTGATGGCACATTACCCGGACCAACTACGTACCAAGACCCATCCAACTTACGTACAAGAGTGTGAAAGATACTATCTAATATGTCGAAGAAGAAGGCATATGTATCTTCTGAATCAGAAGATTTGTAATTTTCTGGGATATGTGTGGGAAACTCTGCATATGAAAAATCAAGACTTTGGTAGGTTGAGGTTGAGGTATCGTAATGAGAAAACACAAGCCCCATAGTTTCCCACAGATTTGTGAACATAGTCTCCCAGGTAAAGGGGGCTCGGACTATCGAACCGGGAGGCGTGTACGTAGTTGACTCGTAGTACTCGTCCGTAGCGGATAATACTGCAGTGTAACTTGTCACATTGTTGGGGCTGCTATCTGCAGGATTATCCGCAGGAATTCTCACATTATAGGACTGCTCACTGACATAGGGGGATCCCGCTTGGGAATCGGAATTAGGCCACTGTCTATCCACAAATTTGCCAAGAGCCCGTCGATCTGCTAATTCAATTAAGTACACCTGATTTTCTACATCAGATGCAGCAGAAAGTTCAGATGCATCGAATTCTGGTCCCGTAATAACAGGCGTTATTGCGACTGCTTGTACTAAGAAAAGACTCTTAATCGTGACTGTATTATTGTCTTCTGAAGCTAGACTTATCGACGAGCTTTCAGGAATTGCAGACTGGTGAAATCTAACTTGTGTATCAAAAGAATCCATTAGACCTGCGCCTAAATCACTTTTCAAAACAAGAAAGAATCCATTAGAGGGTGTTCGTCCCCTTCGATGAGTGAAACAATTTACAACTCCAGCAAATCGCTCAATTTTTTCTTCTTTATGAACTAAAGCTAGTTGTTTCATTAAATGACTAGGACTAATGGGGCGAATACTAGTATCTCCCTCCTGGCTGGACCCAAAGTGAACGTATTGACCGTAGGATTCATGAGCATAGTCAGCCACACCAGGAATAATTTCAATTCTGGAATTCTCTATCCCTCGGAAATAAGGACCATGAGCTACACCAGACTCTTCCGGGTAGTCAGAAGCAGTCCCAGAAACAGAACCACCTGTAACCAGAAACTCTGCATGCGTTTCCCTGGTAGGAACTACAGATGATCCTGCAGGCCATAATCCCCTGGTAGGGATTAGGTGGATTGGTAATGGTGCATGCGCCATTTAGCTTGCTCGTGTTCTTGATGTCGGTGCGGTATCGGAGTCAAGAGTCCAGGTCATTGCTGTAGTTGAACCATCCAATTTCTTTCCAGTGATTGTTGTTCCAGTAATACTGAACTCGCCAACTGCACAATATATTTGGTAGAGAAGTTGTGCAGGTGTTGCTGCTGCTCCATCTGCTGCATAGCTCTCTGCAATTGCAGTAGTCCAGATACCTGCTCCTTCTGCAATTTTCTCCAGGGTATCTGTTGAAGAGCCCCACCCACTACCCTTGATCTCTGTAAAGGCTGCGACCATCTCGGTGTTAGTTGGTGCGTCATAAGCAGTGAGGGCATCAGCACATTCACTTTGTACTTCTGCATCCCAAGCAGAGTTCCAGGGAACTGCAGTGAGTCCTGCTCCTGCTGCACCGATAACTGCAGTATCAACCAGGATGGCATCAACTACCGTATCTATGGCGTCAATCTTTCCAGTCATGGTAGTGAGGGTTGCTGTAAGGTCATCTGCCTGTATCTCGTTAGTATCTGCCAGAACATCAGCAGCCAATTTCCCGAAGGTTCCTGCACTTACATGTCCTGAAGTAGCTTCGTCCCATACTGCGTCAGCAATATCTACTGCGGTTACACTACCTTCCCCTAAACTTTCAAGACTATCGGTAGCGTAAGCGTAGTCACTGGTATCGCCTGTCTTGGTCATAAGGTTAGACAGAACTGTACCGTCTGGAATCTCAGTCGTCATGTCTGCGTTACTAGCGACTGCAGTTAACATTAGATGATCCAGGTTATGGGCTACGATAGAATCAGTCACTTCTGATTGTACCTCTGCGTCCCAGGCAGCATTCCATGGTATTGCGGTTAGCCCTGCTCCCGCAGCCCCAATTACTGCTGTGTCAATCAGGATGGCGTCCACTGCTGTTTTGATTGCAGCAACTTCGGTATCAACAAAGTCGTCAATGGCGTCAATCTTTCCATCAAGAGTTGTCCCCGTATCAACCAGGATGTTATCTACGATACCGTCAACAGTGTCAATTTTTCCAGAGATAGTAGATAAGGATCCTGGAATATCATCTGATTGCAATTCATTGGTGTCAGCTAGGATAGCATCGATGTCGGTTTTGACTTGCTCTCCAAAGGTTCCTGAAGATGCATGTCCTGATGTGGCTTCATCCCAGACTGCATCTGCAATGGAAGCAGCAGATGGGCCAGAACCAGCAGCCCCCAACGGAGACATGATATCTACAGTATCCCCAGTTGCCATAGTAAAGATACCGGGATCAGAGCCAAGCGTAACCGTCTTACTGCTACCCGTGTAATCAGAGATTGAACCATGCGCTTTCTGAACACCAGTGGACTGATCAGTTATGATGATGACACAACTGTTGTAAGCATTGTCATCTGCTGAACCTGCAGTGAGGGTAAAGCTAGTTTGTGATGCGAGAGATGCAATGGTTGTACTCTGCATCAGTTGGGGAGGTGTACCACCTGCTCCAGTTGTCCAGGCTGCATCACCTCGATCTCTAAGAGCTTGAAGACTTTCAGTAGTGTTAGCGAAGTCATCCCAATCAGCAGTGCTTTCCTTGGAAACCAGCTTAGCAACGATGGAGTTGTCTGTAACATCACTTCCTGCTACGGAAGCTGAGACAAGATGATCAAGTCCGTAGGTGACTATAGACCCATCACACTCTACATTAACTTCTGCTTTCATACCTGTGGACATTCCACCCAGGTCAGTAAGACCAGCACCTGCTGCACCAATGACTGCGGTATCGACCAAGATATCGTCTACGATACCGTCAACCACATCTACCTTGGAGATGATTGAATCGATAAGTAAATCCAACCGACCACCATTTACTAAATCAGTCTGAAGCTCGTTAGTGTCTGCGAGAATAGCAGCAATTTCCGTATCCAGGAAGTCGTCAATCGTAGTTAAAGTGGCAGGTATAGTCGTACCCGTGTCCACCAAAATGGCATCTACCACAGTGTCAACTGTAGCTATCGTGGCTGGTATGGTTGTACCCGTATCTACCAGGATCGCATCCACTACCGTATCGATGGCATCTATCTTAGTAATAAGGTCTGCGCTACCAGCAAAGAAGGCGTCGTAGATTGCTTCTTCTACAACCTGGAAAGTCTTGAAGACTGGTAAGGCACCCGATACATGTACTGCAACCAATAATTCACCAACGGTGGCTGTATCTGTAGCGTCCAGAACTACAACATAAAAGCCAGCCTCATCATGGGCTGAATTACTTGTTTCATTTTTATCAACAAAGTTTCCCCCAGCTTTACTTATCCGAACATGGGAGTCCTCAATAGTTAAACCCGTCTCTGCAGTCTTTCCATCTGTCTCATCCAGGAAAGGACCATGTCGAAATGTATAGGCTGTGGACTGCTTAAGGTACATCTACTTATTCCTCATTTGTTGGTATGTGTTTAAAGCCATGGGGACTGCATCTGCTCCTGCTGCTGCATCAGGAATCTCAAGGTAAGCTTGGGAGATATAGACGTAGTCTGTGTAATCCGTTGTATCATCAAAGTAAATTCGTAGAAATAAATTGTCGTAAGAACTTATAGTCCCGGTAGTGTTAGTGGGCGCATATGTTCGAGTTACATAAGAGGAGACACCCGTTGTGTCGACCGTTTCAGTCATACGAACAGTGCTGCCCTCTATTAATGAAATAGTTAGGCTTGAATCTGTCGAATTACCATCTGTATTATAACGGTAAATTAATTTGTGCCCTGTAGTGACTCCTGGGTTATCTAAACCATTTGTTAATTCAAAGTCTATGGTGACTTCACCAGCGCTCCCTGCATCCCCCGATATGTAGTCGTTGTCATCAGCAGTTCCTGGTTCATCGATTGCAGAATAGTATTCGGGCATTCCCTCTGACTGTTCTGTAGACTCCCAGTAACCATCGTCTTCTTTGTCTTCAGTAGGGTAAGCGTACTGCGCCATTATCGCCTCTTCTCTACGAAGTTGACCTTCTGCTTAATAGACATGTCCGAGGAAGGACGAACACCCTGGCGAGTACCAGACATGCGTACTGGCATGTGATCACCTGCCAACTTGTGCATTGCCCTCCAGGAATGGAGATGCTGTAGTCGCTTGGGGTACTGGTAGAACCTGGAAGTTCCTGATCGAACCCTGCGATCTAATTCATGCAGATGGCCCCAACGGACTGGACGAAGTTTTGCCATTTCCATTTCCTTGAAATCTATTGGACATTTCTGTTGGCATCCCAGTCCCTGCGAGACGACTTGCCTCTGCTGCCTGGGCCTGACGAACATCTTCCTTCATCTGGTCTTCACGTTCTTCTGCCTTGGCAGTTAAGCCAAAGGGGATGATCTCGTATTTTGCGTGATCTTCACCAAAGTTCATGCGTACCAAGTGTCGAAAGATTTGTTGATCTGCATCAGAGATTAACCACTGAACCATTTCCTGGAGAACAGAGAAGAATGCTTCTTCAGGAACCTGTCTTCCCGTGGCTGCTCCGAATCCTCCACCACCGCCTTCGAATACTTCAGGGGGAATTCCCATACCCTCAAAGAGTTCTTCCTTGAGACTGTTTCCGTACTCCAGGAGTCCTGTAGGAATTGAATTGGGTGCTGGTGGTGCATACTCCCAACTACGGATGCCATCGGATGACATGGTGTTGGGGAGAGTGAGTGTTCCACCAGTCCGTTTCTTCTCGATCATCTCCCTGGCTAAATCCTTATTGGAGATAGCAATGCCTTCCTTGGTGCGAGTAATTCCTGGGGGATGATACATGACCCCACCCTCGAAGGCATTCTTGTGGAACCAGAGTCTGCGGATGTCTCGATACCCACCATCGGACCATGCTTCCCACCAGGGAATGTGTGCGCCAAACAAACGGGAGAGTCCGTACCAGGGATGTCGATCTCTCCAATGAATGTGCCAGAACCCCTTGGGGATTCCTATGAACATCTTTTGACGAGCAGCATCTCTGCCTTTTTGGGGAACGTCTCGGACTGTGAACCCAATCAGAACTCCTGCCTTGGTTACTGCGCGACAGTCCAGGGAATGGATATCCTTGATGATATCAAAGTGGATTTGGCCTTCGACAACTCGGTACATAACCTCACTGGCTGAGTAACCCCACTCGACTGCTTTTAATGCGCGGGCTGCTGAGTTTCTCCAGAAGCGAGTAATGTTAGTGACCAGGAATTCCTTAATCTCCTCGTCCTCAGTTTCAACTTTAAATCTGGCATTTGAAAGGATTGGTCCTTTGATAAGCCAAAGACCAAAGATGACTCGGGGATCAGACATCATCTCCCGAATGACTGAACCACTAAAGACAGGGCGGTTCCTGGCAAACATAAACATGCCCCAGTAACCGTGAGGCATGTAGTCTGCAGTGATTGCAGGCCCTAGTAATTGTTTAGCGTCCATTATTTTACTTCTTCCCCTGACTTCATTTGTTCCATGATGAAATCAGTTTTGGCTTTATCTGCTTGGTCTTCGTCCTCGGTTGACATAAACACAAGTTCAAATACTTTTTCTGAATTAAGCGGTGCCTCAAAATTACGGGCTCTTAACTCTCGTTTTGCGAGGACTCGGGGGATGTCCATATATAGTAATTTACATTGCAGAGGATTTAACTCGAAGGCGTTGATTCCGAAGATGTCGATAATGTCGGTATATCGTCGAATTTTTTTTTGAGGGACCACATCACACTAGTCGCTTCTCGTGCGATAAAGTATGCCTCAGTATCCCCTAAGTCACACTCAAGATTGGATGTCAGAAGTTCTTTGAATTTAGGTAACCACTTCTTCACTGCTTCTTTGTCATTATTCACATCTACATCTTCTTGTGACTGTGAGAGTAGATCGTCAATGTAGACTGCCTCCTCTTCAAAGACTACTTCCCCATCGCTATCCAGAAGACGTATCTTGGTGGCGTCCGGTAATTGAAATGTTTTGGGCTCAGACATCTAAATTCCTTTAAGTTGATTGATTAGTTAATAGACCCGAGGTCGTATTGGTGGTAATCGCTTCTTTGAAAGGTTCACCATTTGGGCTGTTATCTGCATTATACAACATGTCCCAGGTGGTTAGGTATACGGGTAGTTTACCCTTGCATACTTGAGATATCGTAGATTGTTTTGATATTCTGTACAACGTACAATCTTTCCCCCATTTTAAAGTTGCTGGGGGGGTTCGAGTGTACCCTAATTGGTATGCATATCCTGTTACTCGAACTAGATGTTGTGGAGGCCCCAGAGACTGTATTTTAGGTCGATCTGCTGCGTCTAGTTGATTGGTGTCTGCTATTGCCTGATACCGATTTTCAGAGTCATCCCCTTCCTGGGATGTATTTAAATAATCTAGGGCATAACTAGATGAAGAATTCTGGCCCACCCTGGTATGCATGACGGTTGCCCCTATTTCTTCATGCGTGTAGTTACAAACGTAACCTAAGCATTTTTGGTCCCCACCTGATCCTGATGATCCTGATGATCCTTTGCCTCCCGCAACACCTTTACCGTCTGAAGGGTAATATGTAGATGCACCTGATGAATTTGGAGGATCTCCATTAGGATCTGAACCCGAAGGATCCTCCTTTGTTGGTTTTTCTTTTTCTACATCAGGGCCTACTTGGACCTGTGGGTTCGCTGACCACTCACAGAAATCATAAATAATATCATCGGTCCACACCGCAGTCCGATGTAGAGGATTAGACCCAAAGTACGAGGCTTCTCGACCCGCTGCTACTTTACCGCCCAACTCTCCCCGATTACTAAAAGGCTGACTTTCAGTGTTTGAGACATCATCTTTGCTGACACTTGTTGGGGGTTGAATCCTACCCCCCGTATATTCTAAATATTTAAGAAAGTCGTTTTTGGTGGAACCTGTCCCAGGGCCATTTTGATGCATGATCCTGGTAGCTTCAAAGATTCTCTCAGGGAAACAGAAGATTATATAGTTAAATTGAAACTCAAAAGTACGACCGTAAAGATCTTCCCGTATACTGATAGCGTCAGGTATGAAGGTGGCCCCGCCATCCTTGATTGTTTTTAATACCCCTTCTTCTGCATCTGTATTAGAAATTCCTCCAGGTACACGTAAGACGCCTGCGCCTCTCTTCCCTTTATGAGCATTACGCCAGATCTTCTCATCCAGGATTTCTTTAAAAGCAATCCAGGCCATTTTACGACCTTTGGGACTATTAGGATTGCCTCCTGTACCTCTACTTTGATTCTTGGGGAGAGTAATGGTCGCTCGAATCGAACAATCCCATTTCATAAAACCACCAGAATTACCGTCAAGAAATTTACTTTCAATGGTTTGTGAGGCTTCCATCTTCAGTGTTCCCTCGGTGAATGCGAAGTCACTGGCTAACTCACGATCAGTTAGAGTGAAAGTAAGTACTCTTCGATCTGGGGAAAGTTGATACCTTTGTGTACGGACAAATCCTAAAGGAATAGGGAAGAATGCCCAATGACGAAAGTCATCCGCATTAGCATTCATACGCAGGCCACCTGCTAAAGGCATCCTGGCTATGGTTGATTCTATTTTTCCATCAATTGTACGGGTAGTAAGACCTTCTTCATCTATTGACCAATCAACAGAATATGTTCGTTCCAGGGGAACATCCTGTGTAGGATACTCACAACATTCAGGGATATTGAACTCTACTTCCCAGATAACTTTTACTGTTCGATTATCGCCTACCGGTTGCCAAGCCAGTACTCTTGGCTTGGGACCAAACTCTGCATCATAAAATACTCCCGCTAATCTTCCTGCAGTAGATGTCCCATTAACTCGCACATCCAGGCCAAAACCTTTTTCCCTGATCCGTAATTCTTGTCCTACTTTTGTTAAGCGTAAACGAATGTAATCAATGATATTATTCACATGGGGGTCTGCTCCTGCGACTGCAGGTGCGCCTGTGACTAATGCAGTGTCATCATGACAGAAATAGGTCTCAACTCTGAGCTTATGCTTAACATATTTAACAGAGCGATCAGCCTCATCATATATTGGGCTGGAGTTAATACTAGCTCGTATTGGGCCAGGGAAAGTAACCCCGTTGTAGTATAGTTCACCTACTGCAGATAGTAATCGTGCCATTATCTTGCCCTATATACCGCTTGCTATCGAACCAGGAACTCTTGTAAATCCTGGTACATTAGTGCCCTGTCCTGTAAGTAAAGTTAGTACTCGATCCATATGATCCCAGGCAATATCTGTCTTCTTCTTAGTGTTAGCGTTTATAGCCCTTAGCTCTGCTTGAATTACAAGGATTCGTGCTTTATCCGCAGCATCAGCTACGTGGAATGCCACCTTCGTTTGAAGGATTAGCTCTTCTATAGACAGGAGTGATACTCGTACCCATGTTCCTATCTTAAGAATGGCCTCAACTATTTTTCCTAGGAAATCCATTATTACTTTTGCGAGAGGAAGCATTACTTTTATAAACTTTGTCTTGAATTCCTCTACTGCTTCGAGCAAACGTGTTCTGGATTTTTCATAATCAGCTAGTTGAGACCCGACTGCATCCGCACGTTCCATTCTCTTTTCCAAGAGCATCATGGTACGATTTACTTTTTCAACAATAATGTCAGGAGCAAAAGCCTGAATCTCTTCCCCTGCTTTGACTAAGAAACTATCTAGTTTCTGGAAACCTTGGATAAGGACAGAGGTTACTTTGGTTACGCCAGCTATAGCGATCCCAAATTTCCCTAGCTTGCCTAACAAAGGCCCCGCTGCTGCAGTTAATCCTTTAAGTTTTTCCGTGGGGGCGTCCTCGGGGTCTTCCGCGCCTAACATTCCCCGTGGACCAGTGCCAGGACCGCCTGAATCTCCTGCTCTGATGCTCTCAATTACATCTTCGCTGCCAAGTGCTTTTGGTCCCCTTGATTGTCCCTTATCCAATGCAGCCATTGCTTGTGCTGCACTACTTTTAAGATCTGCTGCTGTTAAGCTTTCTAACTCGTCTGTGTTTTCGTCAATCTTGCCAAGGACACCCTCTACCTTTGTCCTGTCTGTTGAAATATCAGATAGGGGATCCTCTTCTTTCCCCCTATCCATCTCTCGCATTGCTCTAACAATACTAGAAGTACTAGACTTTTCAGGATCGTCTGTCCTGTCTCCTTCATGACCTCGGAACGACATTAGAGGTTGTCGATGAAAATCAGTTGTTCCAGGTTTTCCTCGCATTTCCCATTGATGGCCCTCTGGACCGACAGGAAATTCAGGCTTACTAGGATGTTTGATTGTTTGCCCAGTATCTGCTTCCGCAAAACCTTCAAACCAATCTTTCTGTTCTGCTGTCCCCTGTACCGGGGAAGTAGCAGCTACTGCACTGACTACAGGAGATTGCTGTACTTGCTCACGAGCTTCTGTTGCTCGATCTTTCAATTCCTGCTCTGCAGTAGTCATAACTGACTCTGCAGTCTTGGCTACGTTTTCAATCTGCTTCTCAGTAGCAGAGACTGCCTGGACCGGGGCCTTTTCCTCGCTTTTCTTAATAGCGGGAGCATCTTTAGTCTCCTTTGAGGAGGTAGACTCCAGCTTAATTTCAATTGAATTCTTAGCCATGACACACCCTTACGAAAAACCTTCTCCTCCCCAGGAGAGAAGAAGAAGGCTTTTCATTCTTGCTGGGGAAAGGGATTTATGTGACAGTGAACCAAGCACCAGCGGGAACCCCAGTGTAGCTGACCGCAGTTCCGACCGCAGTCAATACGGGGAATGCCTGCATTCGCATGGGAATTCTCTTGAGTCGGTTAGCTAACAACATACGTACCGGGAAATTGGAAGCCAACACTGACTTGGTGAACGTCATGGTATCTGGTACTGAAGTTGTGTCAGCACTGTATTGAGTGAGGACTAAAGCATCAGCAGAGTAACCACCTCGGAGAACTCCAAGTTTCCCAAGCTGACCATTAGTATCATCATGGGGATGGAAGATAGGCGTAGTATCTGTACCCCCAGAAGTAGCTGCTGCCTGGATATACTCGATCAATACGAAGTTAAGAAAGACATCTGTACCCCGGTAAACTTCATCCTGAATAGAGTCACCCAGGTTGTCGCCTCGAATGGGTTCTGCATAGGTGGTCTGTTCCAATTCGTAACCATCCTCAGTGACTCCTACATATTCCCCACCGTAGGTTCCGTAGTAAGCACCTGATACCGCATTAACACTGATTGCCATTGTATAACTCCTCGTTATTTACCTGTCTTTAAACGTACATATTGATAGAGCTTTTGCAGGTCTTCTGCACTCGTATCAGAAACTAGTTTATCAAAATTCTGTAAGCATTCATAACAAGTCGCTGCCAGGAATTCTGGTGTGCAATGAAAAGGATAATCTGGTCCTGCATCTTTCCTGTTAATCGACCATTGTTCAACTCGATTTCTTTTGCCCTCTTCACAGTTTATTATCCACATTTGCTCCTTATCAGGCACTAGCAAATGGACGATAGCTGTCTTTCGCAGGGGCATTTCACAATCAGGGCAATCCTTCCTTACCTTATCTTTAACGTCAAAATGAATGATCTCAGTAGGGCAAATTTTATTCAGACATTTATAAGGTATAAGTTGAGGTCGAGGAATATGAATGGCTGTCATACTAGGGCTGCTCCTGGGTAACGGGGGCCAGTCTGAACTCGGGTAGCTTGCTCAAAACGTACTTCTGCCATCAGTCCTGTGTTTTGATCGATAGGTGGGCCTTCACCAAACCAATCTCCGGTAACAAAAGTAGGGCTTGCATCACACGATGCCCAACGAAGTTGTTCTAGCATTCCAGTCCCTGTCATCTGACCTAACTCTTCTGCAATTTGTTCGTTTGTTCGCAAAAGAATATTATGATTCAGATGGACAGTGGAAATTATCTTTCGACAAAAATCCTCCATCTCCAATCCTATACCAGGGATATGTCGATCAAAGGGAACGTAAGCACTTCTAAAAGTGACTGCACAAGTCACCCCGTACCATTCCACTAAACCTTCTGCTGCATTGAAGTCATCTGGGGATGCATTCCAGCTATGCGCGTAGACTGCGATGAATCGCTGACCGCAGGAAGGCATGGGCCTACCATCAGGCATAACGTGACATTCATCTTCTTTTAAGTCCAGCTTGAGACGTAACTCGTCCCTAACCGAAAGCATGAGACGACCTATGCTCATTTTTTAATTCCGTTGGCTCGCTGAGTTTCTACTCCAGGTTTTTCCTTGTTAAATGTACCGCCCTTCATTTTAGGTTTGGGTACACTTCCCTTAGTCTTACTTCGTAGACTTTGCTTTTTCATCGAGTAGTTTGTAGGCATGATTTTCTCCTTACCTGCTTAAGAGTCCTTTTTGTACCAACAGTCGTGTCATTACTTTTAAAGCTTCATCAATTGATTCGTCAATCCATCTATCCATTTCCGGGGGCCATAAAGGTCTCGCCTTATGCTGAGTTTCAGCGTAAGGAACCCTGGTCCCCAAAGAAACTTGACCTCGTTTTACTTCAAATATTTGATCTTCACTCTTCTTACTGTAAGCCCCTCCTGAAACTCTACCAGGAAGCAAACTTGTATATAGTCTTCCCGTATCAATCAAGATAGGGACATGTGCTTTCGCTGCCTGGGTCACTGCTTCTCTAAATGTTTTGGACTTTCTTAATCCACCATGTCGAGTGCCTTGCTTCTTTCTTTTCTCAATAGTTCGAGGACTTAAGGGTTTCCACCTATTTCCCAGGTTGTCGGAGCCACCCATACTTTTCTTCAGGAAACCCCTGGATAATCGCTTGTAAAACTCCTTGGCAAATACTGCCCAGAACTCTTCAACAATACCTGTGTGGTCTTTTCTAACTCCTGCAATCTTGTCTGGAAGATCTTTAACAAACCCCATGATCTTCATGGGATCTCCCTTGGATTTTACATGTCGTACCGTCATTTATAACCATCTACCATAGATTAACGGTGGTTGGATTTGCTTTTAGCCCTAATCTCTTTTGTCTTTGTCGTCTCATTTGCCCAAGTTTTGGACCCATACTCGCTCCCCTAGCCCAACCTCCCTGGTGTTTTGGTCCTTTCCAACCCCGAGCAAGGCTACTACGTTTAATCATTTTCGTTTTACTCAAAGGAGTAGGAGCCTTGGTTCCTGGATTTTGTTTACTCGTCCTTAGACTTGCTTGCTGTTTCTTAGCCATCGCCCGTACTCGATGGTCTTTTTTTGATTTCCCTAACTTACCCTTAACTACCGATTTTTTTGACTTCAAAGGTGATGGTGTACCCCCTCTTGGCTTCAAAGGTGGGGGTGTATCTCTTCTTGGTCTTAAAGGTGGGGGAGTATTCCTTGACCTTAAAGGTGGGGGAGTATTTCTTAATTTTCTTATTTTAGAACCGCCTCGCATAATTTCCTCTTTCTATAACCATTCAAATGGGAATCGAGGTGACAAATCCTGTTTACCATAAGTACCACCCGTCGAGATCGTGGGATGAACCCTGATCTTGTGGGTACGAAACTTGTCGTCAATATGTACGTTACTCATCGCAGGTGTCAGATCTTCCCGAGTTGGTAGTCGAGGAATGATTCGATCATGTCGAGATACTTCTTCCAGGAGAGCCAATACTTCACCCATTCGATCTGCAAAGATTGCGGGATTACCTCTTCTCTGGGAGAGGAGATAGCAAGCAACCCAGGTCGTCCAACGACGAACCAAGGGGGATGTTTCCAGATCGGATTCGTTGTAGTGTAGCCCACAGTAGAAGTTCACCATGTCTGTAGCTTCTTCCACGATGTCTGTTATTGCATCCAGGGTATCTGCCAAATCATCTACACGTAGATCAAATCCTGAAGTACTAATGACTCGTTTGATCTCTGCTTCTGAAGTATATGCGTAGGATAACGAAGAGGTAGTGACCTCTTGATAACCTGTTGTAGAATTGTAAGTTACCATTAAGTTACCTTATCTAATTGCCTGATTTCCAGGGTTAACTCGTGTTTGCTGGCTTTGCTTCCACTAGACCAAGTATATTCAAAAAGGGCAACATGCTTTTCGTATTGTCCTGCGCGTCTGCGTGTTCCCACGATGGCATTGTCTCCAGGCTGAATTAACCAAGTCAAAAGACCCGCACTGCTGACAGTTACATTATTGGTATTAAGTACGTCCTGGTCATTACGACTGTTAATAACTGTCCCAGTTTCTGCATCATAGAGTGTCAAAGTCAGAGTTGTCATTGCGCTTAAAGCGATAGCGGTTTCTGCCTCATCAGTGATCGTGGCTGTGTACTTGGCTAACGTACCTTCATCCAGTCTTCGTTGTTTACTGGTCAGTGTCGATTGTGACATGTAGGTATTCCTTACGTGAGCGACTCATTAGTAAATTGAGGATAGGTCAGGGTCGCCAATGTAGGTGTGGTAAATGATCCTGCGGATGAGGCATCGCCAGGAAGATGGTCACCAGAGAATGGTAGGAAACGTGTCTGTACTGTGAAACTATAAGTAGTGTCGGGGGTAAGGCCACTGGTTTTGTAAGTAGGGCCTGACTGCCAAACAGTGATTTCATCCTGGGTGAAACCGTAGTAAACATCGTAATCACCAGTTGCAGTGGTAGCAGTCATCGAGGCTGAAGTAGGGCCTGTCAGATGTGGTTCAACTACCCAGGTGCTGGGATTAGGTGATGGTGCTGCCATTATTTCTCTTCCTCACAATGAGGGCAACTATCTCCAGGAAGATCGGAACGTAATATATTCTGAGGTACAAGATTCTCACCCACCTGAAGATAGGTGACTTCATAATTTGCTTTACACTCAGGACATATTTTTTGTCGATGTACCAGGGGCATAATTAGTCCCTTACTTGTTGGGAAATGGTACGTAGGGCAGACAGGATCTGCTCATGACGTTGTTGGTGTTGTTCCTGCATTGCGTTAATGAGATCTTCGTAGTGGTCTCGCTGGCTACTGATCTCCTGCCTGCAGAGTTTGTGGATTGTCTCGATCCTGGTCTCCTGCCTGGGATGGATTACCTTGGTGTTGTACCAAAGATACCAACCTAGTAACGCTGTCGCAGATACCGTACCCCAATCAAACAGGGCGGTATCTGCTACTGCCAGAAAACAAGGTATAAGTGCGATTGATAGTTTCATGATAATAAAAAAGGACGAACGGACTGGGTGACCAAATCCGTCCGTCCTAGTTGCAGTCTCTGAGGGTGAGAGACGTTATTTCTTAAAAGCCAGTTACCGTACCGTAGGCGATGCACTTCGGAACGTACAGGACCGGAAGACCGTTATCAAGCATCTTCAATTCGACGCCTGCAGGATCAATCGTGTTAGTACTCCAACTGTGGAAGCCAAATACCTGTCGACCAGCATCCATGACGTTTTCTTTCACGTACTCGGAAGCGTTGATCCAGCCAACCCAGTCGTTGGAAGGTTCAGGCAGGAAGATGGCGACATCGTCAGGAACGAACAAGCTGGTGTTAGCAGTCGTATCACTGTCAGTCGTCTTGTCGACATTCAAGACCCCGTCATAGACATGGAATGTCTGCAACGGAAGGCCACGGAAGACTACATCGAACCCACTGTCCGGGATACCTTCTGCACTCTTCATTTGTCGGGCATTGAGCGAATCGAAGATTCGATAAGCAGTACCACCGACATTCTTCAACCCGGTATTGCCCAGGAGATGCTGGAACATAGTCGAGTTGATGAAGATGTGACGAAGAGGTCGACCATGCAGACGTTCAAATGACTTGTTGATGTTTAGCACATCGCCAATGATATCTGTTCCTGCAAGATTCCAGTTTGCACTAATAAGATTACCACCTGAGCCCATGGCTAGTTGGTCTTTATGTGCAGCAGGAACATTGAAATCTACATTAAAAGTACCTGCGTCGAGTTCAACAGGAATCCAACTTTCGCCCGTTTGCTTAACACCAAAACCACCTCGAAGCATGCGTGAGATCATGAATTCTCGGGAGTTTCGGAATCGCTGCGTCAGGTAAGCAATCTGTTGGTTGACATAGTTCTGACCATTAACGTCAACTACACCAAACTGCTGACCCAGGGGACGAGTGCGGAAGATCTCTTCATGGAGAAGAGTAATCTTTTCATGCGCTCGATAAGCCACAGCACTGACATGTCCAACGGACTTGCGCTGCACTGTTGCTGGACCCGTACCAGGGGCACGACCCTCTGCAATCAAACGAGTTTTATCAAAGATGTCCCAGCCCAAGTGACGACCGGAAACATTCTGAGATGCTGCCCCACCTGGGTTCATTCCAAAAAAGTTTTGGAACAAGCTCAAGGGGGTTTTGATACGAGACACCACCTTCGTGATTACAGGAGTCTGCATCAATTGCTGTAAAGTAATTTCGCCTGCCATTAGTCTAATTCTCCCAAATCATTTAAGGGGTGTGTTAAATATCGATTATTAAGTTGCGACTGTTACGGTATGACCGTCCTGTGCCAGATGCGAAATAGTCAACCATGACGTTCCATCTCCGTATACAGAAAAACCACCACCAATTTTTTCACTGGAAGTTTCCCAGGAAACCGAATCAGCAGCAGCGTCATTTGCAGTTACCATCGTATCTGCAGTACCTGCGGTTACCTTCAAGTTTTGATCCGCAACACAGTAGAAGGTATAGCTGAGACCCTTTTCTGCAGTAGCAGGTAACGTGAAAACAACTTCACCAGCAGCACCACGATTGGTGAAAAGGGTGTCATGATCAGCTTCGGTAACAGCGTAGCTGGCAGTCTTGGCAACAACATCACGAAATCCACCGAAGCTGTAACCTTCCAGCTTGTCGGAGAAAGTAAAGCGACTGCTTAATTGCTTACGAATGATATGTTCGTTTGCGTTTCCTGAGATACCAAAGTTGGCCTCACCTGGGATCAGGAGACGATCAGCCTTCAGGAAACCCCAACAGTAGACCCAACCAAGCCAACGATCAGCGTTAGAACCAAGTCGAGTCATCTTCTGGGAATAACCGAGAACACCGTAGATGTTCTGCGAACCGTCAGTACCCGTGGGATCCCACTCTTTCAACTTACCGCTGGCAGTAATTTTGCCTAGAAGTAAGCCTGGACGAAGAACCGTAGTGTCGCCACTATTACCTGCGTCACGAGCAGAACCGATAACTACCGAACCGATGAAGGCTTCTTGCTCGAACCGACCCCACCAAAATACATTCTCTACCGTCTCTAAAGCGGTTTGAATGCTTGGTAAGCCATATGCACCTGTGAATTCAAAAGACATTGTCTATTTCTCCATTTGTTACTTAAGAGCGATCAATCGCGCCCGTGTTGCGAAGGAATTCTAAAGCCACTTCATCAGCCTTCTCTGCATCGAGAATTTCAGCCTTAAGAGGAAGTGTCTCTTCCGTTAAACCTGCGGGCAACTCCACCGTACCTGCTTGCGACATAGCAAGTGCAAGTTGTTGTGATTGAGTTAAACCTGACTTGTCACTTCCAGTCAGCAGACTTCCAGTAAGGGAAGGTGCAGATTCGAGAGCTTCCATAATCGTTTCAGCGGAGCATGCATTAGCATGACCGTCTTCACCAAACGACATTGAAAAACCATCAATAGCTGGATCGAGATGCTTTGTTGCATAATCTTCCGTAATCTTACCACTCTCAATGAGTGCGTTACGTCGAGAAGACAAAGCTTGTTTCTGTTGACCACCCAGGTGATTCAGTAAAAACTGAATAGTCTGTTGGGCAGCTTTGTATTTCGGATGAGACATTACGAGATCAACTGCGCCTTGATCTTGGTCGTCTTGTACAACATCCACATTCTTTTCTTGTTTTTCTTGTGCCATAGCTACTGGTGCAGGTTGTTCCTTAGCACCCTCCGGTTGTTTAGTGATTAACTCTTCCTCATCAGGAGACTCGGAAACTTTTTTCTGACGCAATGCAGTTAATAACCGTTCCATGAAGTTATCCTCCCCCGTATCGTCCGGTAAGTCAATCTTATTTTCCCGGAGTGCTTCGAGGACGGTCTGCATGCTGGCGTTGGCTGCATTGTATTGCTGACCTTCTACTTTTTCTTCTGCCATTGATAGAGGTTCCGTTAATTGAGACATGGCAAGCGAAATACCCTCACCATTTGCTTCAACAGGTTGGAAATTGTTCTGACCATTTTCGATTGGGTGTGTCACCAGGGCTATATGCATCAAGGAGTCTTTCCAATTGTTCCCGGAACCGTCATTAAAGTCGGGACGAACATAAATGGATGACTCTCGAACACTAGTACCAATCTTGACTGCGTCTTCACTGCGGGGAATATCAAGCTCCCCCCAGAGAGTTTCACCATCTACCCAAAGCTTATCCCACCAACCTGCGTTGATGTCACTTCGAGGAAGCGTACCATCTGTTCCCATTTGAATAGGGAGTGCGTCTTTGCTGTGGGACCAGGGGGCTGGCACCGAAATACCCTCTTGCTTCATCTGATCAAACTGAGAAGTCCAATGATGAAGACGATCTTTTGTAATCGAAACTCTTTTCGATCCTTCAGGCGAAGGAACAGAATAGACTCCCGTGTTTACAATTGGTTTTTTAAATCTCATTTGAGTTTAAAATTACTTTTTAATGCTCTTGGTTTAAGTTTCTTCTTCGGGCTTTTCTTTTTCTTCTTGGAAGACGACAATCTTTTATCTGTGCGTATCCCTTTTTCTCGATGACGTTCCAGGGCACCCATACCTTCCTGGACAGTATCACTTCGAGTACGAAAACTATAGCCTCGTCTACCTAAAGCCATTTTGGTATCCTTAAACATCCTTGGCTCTGATAAATTAGAATAGACTTCTAAGGGGGGGAATGTCAATAGTTTCCGTCTATAGGATACAAAATTCTGATTTTTATTCTATCATTTAAAATCTACGTTTTAGAACCCATACGAACAAGGGATATATCATGGGACTCACTTCCGCTAATTATGATGATCTTTTCGAGAACATTGGCGAATTCATTGAACGAGTCAATGAGTTCATTGCTTACTATGCCCCCCTGGAAGCAGGCAGAGATGAAATTGAAGAACAATTAAAAACCAATGACCAGATTGATCTCTATGTAGGCATCAAAGATACCTTCGAGGAATACAAGATTTCCGTACAAAGTTGGGTCCACGGAATGATTGGGAAGATAACTGAGCTTTTCACAGATAAAATCCATGTTCTAGACAAGTTCACTCTGCAGGGAAACACCTCGTTCCATAATGTATTCCAGAAGATCTACCAGGATATGGTCACCTCCAAAGGTACAGATATCCTTAACACTGCCAGTAACGCTGCTGGACATGCACTTACAATCACTGTTCCTGCAATAGGAAGTGGTCTTGGTACAGCAGTAACTTTGACCATGAAAGATGGGACTGGGATTTTGTTAGTTCCCTCCAGCTATGAGATCTTTGTTAATCAAGCAGGTACAGATGCGCAAACTGCAGACTTTATTATCAAAGCAATTAATGGTGCAATACCAGATGCAGATGCTATCTCGGGAAATACCGACATCAAGTATGGGTCTAGTGTAGGTAATGGTATTCCTGGCGTAACTGCTTCAGATGGGACGGGATCGACCCAAGTGACACTTACCGCAGACGCCACTTCTGGTGACTCGGGAGATAGTATTGCTTTAGCCAACACAGCAGGAAGTATTTACCAGACTGGTGTCTCCATGGCACCTAATGAATCAGTAACTGCTAGTGTTGTTTCACTGGGAGCAGCTACTACCACTGCTGCTGTATCAGGTAGATCATTAGGTACAGTACTTACGGGGAGCGTTTTGGACGGTTACAACTCCCCCCTTGTTGGTAGCATGGTCAATATTTACTGGAATGGAGCTAATAGCCAACTAGCTAATACTAGTGAGACCATGACATTGACCTGTGTAGGTGATAGTGAGACAGGTGGGGCAACTGCAGGCGAGACCGAACTCTTCCAATTAGAGGGTAACGAGGCCAATCCGAACTACCATTGGGATGCAGCAGGCTCAGGGATTGGTCCTACTATTGCTCCCCTGCAGGGACAAACTTACCTCAGTAATGTCAACTTTGAGGACTTTACTTCTAATGCTCCCGATAGCTGGACGGTAGATAACGGAACTGCGGGAACACATATCGATGCTGGCGATACTACCGAAGCAGCAGGAACTGCCACATTTACTTTTGGTGATACCGAATTTGATGATGTGAATAACGGGACGATCACACTTATTGATGCAGTAGGCACCAGTGTGATCTACAAGATCAAGAATGATT